TTACCCATATGCTCGACTCTTAATGGTCGTGTGTGGATATACATTCGTCCCTCCCTTCTGCCTTGGCTATGGCTTGCTTCAGTCTAGTGATGCGATTGCATCCAGCACAGCCGGAAGTGGTGTGAATATCGCAACCACAGAAACCACAATGGGCTGAGGTAATTAGCTTTGCCGCTTTCAACAGTTCTTCGTAAACTTCCGCGTTCGGCTTCATATCACTCCTTTCTCTTTCATCCTTCTGTGCAGCACAGTCTTGGAGACCCCTACCAGTTCAGCGACCTTCCTCCAGGATTTCCCCTCGTGACGCAGCACAATAGCCCAAGCCTCGTCGAACTGTGTCTCCCTGCGACCGAGTTGAGTGCCGTTCCTCCTGGCTCTGTCCAGTCCAGCCAGTACCCGTTCGTTAATAAGCTCGCGCTCAAATTCGGCCATGATGCCTATTAACCCGAACATAGCTCGTCCCATCGGTGTGGACGTATCCACAGCTTCCTGGTGTGAAACGAACTGGACCCCCAATTCACTGAACTCCCTCAAGGCAGAAACCAGATGATGTAGGCTCCGCGCAAAGCGGTCGAACTTCCACACCATGACGATGTCGAACTTCCCTCGCTTCGCGTCTGCCATCATTCGATCCAGAGCCTCGCGGGACTCCTTGGTTCCGCTCACCCCTCGGTCAACGTACTCCTCGACGACCTCCCACTTGCGCCGTTTCGCCATCTCCCGCAAGTCCTCCAACTGCATCCCTTCGTCCTGACGCACCGTTGAGATCCTGGCGTAAATCGCAGCGCGTTTCATACCTGTTGGGACTCCTCGACCGCTCTCATTAAGTCCTCCGGGTCCGCGAGCTTCCCCGCAATCCACAGCGACAAGAATCCCTCAATGATGTTGCTGATTACAGTCTCCTTCCCCATGGCCTTCTGTCTCGCTGCAATCAGTACCGATTTCTCTACCGTGATCTTGATTGGCTGTTTCATTTTTCCTCCTTTCAGCAACCGTTGAGTGCTACTGCTGCCGCTACCGACATGCCGAGCAGCACGAATCGTTCAAATGTGTCTTTCCAACTCATTTCTTTTCGGTCCACGTTCCTCCTTTCATCGTCGTTCATGGTAGTCTTTCCGTATCTGTCTGGCCTCTGGTCCTTCCGATCTCCCGTTGAGCATGATGGTGTGATGCAGCCGTTCAATTGCGACTGCGGTCCTGACAGTTACCCTGTCCTTCCGTATTTGAACTGCGGGGCTCTTGTGTCCCAACCGCTTTGCCAAATAAGCCTTGGTGTACCCTTCCTCAAGTAATTCGTTTATCAGCTTCCAGGTTGGTCCAGCTGGCCTGATTCCTCCTGCACCCTTGGCTGTCTCATCAACCTGGAGGATCTTGTATTCCGTTGAACCGAAGATCCGCTCTCGTCTGCCCAACTTGATTTCGTGCAAGATAGTGTCGGCCACACCACTTGCGAAATGCACTGATCGTCTACCAACACCCTTTTTTGACAATTCCAGTAAATGCTCCCTTGCCCTCTGTGCCGAGACAACTCCAGTTCTTCGACCAGTTCTCCTAATCTCCTGCACCCGCTCGGCTTCGTACCGCGAATACGCTCCTCTACACGGTAAACACCGGCATCCCCCCAGATACTTCATCCTCGTACCGTGAGGCTTGTCCTTCGCCAGTTCTTTGGCCGACTTCAGGCTATCCAGTGGCATTCCGCTCCTTTCAGGCGCAGCAATAGATGTGCAGCAGACATGCGACCACCCATCCATGCTTCGCCAGTTTTCTCACCCACTGTGGACAACCATCGGTACACACAGCCAGCGAGAGTCCAGTGATAAACAAAAACAGTTCCAATCAACCCTCCTTTGTGATCGTGCGCCCGTCCGTGTTCACTTGGCGCACCAACCTGTACTCATCGTCCCATGATGTTTCACACCCAAGGCAAAACATTCTCTGGTAGACGTGGTTCCCTTCAACGTCAAACGAGTCTCCCTGTATGTCGTCGCATTGGCAGAACGGACACTCACCACTGACGGTTTCCGGGACCTTTTCTTCAATCGTTAAACCCATTCTGTTCCTCCTTCTTCGCCATTTTCTTCGGTACAACGCTGCACCCTCGACAGTAAATCCAGATCTCCATGGCCTCGTCGTCGCCTGTCGGCCTGTGATCCACATAAGGATCGTCCCCCGGCCATCTTTCACACATGACACAGACCGTTGACCGCTCCGCGTTCTCCCGTCCTCCAGTAATTAAGTCCATGAACCAAGCCTGATTGACCTTGTCCAACCTGAACTCCAAGGGATAGGCAATCACAAACTCCAGCACGTCACGCTCGGTGAAATGCCAAGTGCCTCGATTTCCGTTCTCTCCGCGCCGTTTCCCTTTGAGCTTCTCATCATCCATCCAACGCTGGATAACCCTGTGATCCATCCCGAAACATTGCTCCAATAGGTGCAAGGTGTAGCCTTCCCTGATCGCCACGCGCCGAATCTTCTCCCGCTTGGCCTTGAGCATGACCGCAGCAAGGCTGCGTTTGAGCTTCTTGGCTATGTACTGCGCACTGGCAGAACAGAGATAGTCACGGAGGAACTTTTCCTCAACCTCAGTCCAGTTGCGCCGGTCTGCTGCTACTGTCAGGCCCAACACTCCAGCACGTCTTTTGATTTGCCAAACTGGATACACGTCGTCAAACTCCTTGGCAATCCAGGCTGCTCGACCTGGAACCTTTCCGTCGTACTGCTCCCGCATGAACTCGTCCTGCTCCTCGGTCCAGAAGTATCTCCTCTTGCCTCCTCGCGGTGTCATATCGGTGTCCCTGTTGTGGCCGACAGTTGGCTTGGCTTTTTGTCCTGGTCATAAGCCCTGGTCTGGAGATACTCCTCGTCGCCTTGCTCGTCCACCAGATAGCCGGTGACCTCATCCGCGTACTCCGTTGGGTGACCAGAATAATTGTCCAACATTCCGTGATTGAGCTTGGGCAGCAGGATCTTTTCTGCCTTGTCAATTGCTTCCAGCTGCCCGTCAGCTTCCACGTCCTTAACCACTACCCTGACGGTCACATAAAAATGGACGTTGTGCTTCATGGTTTCCCCCCTTCAAAGTAAGTCATTCCCTTACTTCGGTTTGAGGCGTAGTTGTACTCCTCACACTCGTCACACCCACACTCCTGAGAATGTGGTCTACCCTTATCAAGAATCGTTTCTTCTTCGGGTGTGAAGTCCACCAAAACCTCATTGCAATCCATACACTCGATGGCGATGTTTATGGGAAACTTCTCGGTCCCGTAATACATAACCTCGATATCGTGACCCACATGAGGAAGCAACCGCTCTTTGGCCTGTCCAAACATTCCTTCAAAAGTCATAGTCTCCCCTTTTTAAGAAACGTATCCTTCGTTGTGTCAACCACGAACGGACCTTGGAAGGCTCGGAAGCGGCCCTTTCTCACGAAGTAGTACCGCCCTCCCAGACTCTTGACCGCGCAACCGTTTTCTCCGATGAACGCAGCCTTCACCAACACGAAGTCACTTTCATAAGGCAGTTCAATCGAACCGTTTACTGACACCCATTTTCCTGCGTTGTTGTTGTTCATTCCCTATCCTTTCTTCCCCCTATCCCTGTTTCACGGGTTTCCGTAGTGAATCATCTTGAGTCGCTTCGGCTCCTTCTCCCAAAAGGCAACAGATACAAACTCTGGCGCACCATCCCACAAGATTAGATAAACCGCTCCCATGTATCCTGGCCCACCAGTGATGTAGTTCCGAAACACCGCGATATAGGCCGATTGCACCTGTTCTAGTCCACCCCCAGGCCCCTGGACCTCATCTTCAATCGCGCTATCACGATCCTCAGAGTCTTCTGCGACCAAACAACTGTCTGTGTACGCATAGGCAAGCAGTCGTACCTCAGACTCCGTTGCTGGCTGCGGATGATTGTCGCTCTCGAATGGCACAGACTCATCTAGCAACCCTTTTGCCTTGCGATACGTCACCATCAGGTCAGGCCACTCTTTTCTGGCCCAATCGTGAACAGCGTCAACGTCAGCTACAAACTCGCGCAAGATGTCAAATTCGCTCATTCGCCCTCCTTTCTGGTTAATAAAATCGTCTCCGGTTCGCTTGAACCTCCACTTCATCCAGCTTTTGCTCCACCAGCTGAATGTATCGGTGTAGCTCCCTCATGGCCTCAAGGATCTCCGTGTCAACGTCCTCGCTGTTGCCTTCCATTTTCCTGGACAGAGCCGTTTGCAGCTTTGCGATTTTGCCTTGGGTGATTAACGACTGTCTCATCATTTAGCACTCTCCTTTCACGGTACGGGACACGAACTATGAATGTGCATTTGCCCACATTCGGAACACGGCTCACACTCATCGTGCCTATCCCAACAAACGTCACAGAAATACAGACCGCAGCACTGACACAAGTTCTCTGCGTCACCCTTCGCTATCGGGCCTTCGCAGGGACCAGCACAGTTCGTCATTTCTTCAGGTATGGTATCCGTCAGTAATCGGCTCACGGCTCCTCCCGATTCATATCGGCGGTGTCGAGGAAGCGGCTCCCCCCTCTGCTGCACTCGCAATCTTCCGGGATTTCCCCGCAATATCGGCAACGGTTTACTACATGAACCGCTTTTTGACTCGGGGGCAGAAGCTCCTGTCTCCCGCCTTTGTCTATGGCCTGTTGAATAGCTTGGTATCCGGAACTTTCAACGGACGGGCTGGCTTTGAAAGTTATTAGGTCACGCGCGTCAAACTCGTGCATATCGTCTTCAGTGGTTCCCTCGGTGTCGTCCGTCAACTGAACTTGGAAGTGATATTCCAATAGGTGATCGTACTCGTCGTCTTTGTAGCTGTGGTAAACCCTCACGCCCTTATGCTCCAAGAACAATTCAGGCTCTACCCATTCATGTGTGTATGGCATTGTTTCTCCTTTCTATTCACCCCACCCTATGTCCACGATTTCAACGGAAGTCAGGTCAGATTCGACCTCGATAATCACAACCTCCTCGCCGTACTCCATGTTGTAAGGCCGTTGGACTACCGTGACGCTCTGGATATCAGGATGCTTGGTGAGGTTATCGACATATCCCTGCTCGTCACCGCTGTGTTCACATTCGTAAAACTCAACCCTGCGCTTCATTCCTCCAACCCTGCTTCAAAGTAGGTTTCAGGTCCGTAGCTCAGTTGATACTCGCGCTTGTTCTGCTCAAAGCTATTCATGGGGTTTTCCCACGCCTCTGGCTCTGGCTCCTCTCCCTCAAACTCAAAGTAATCGTCCTTCAAGATGGCGTTCAGGATCTCGTACACCCTGGTATCGGTTGTGCCAATGGAGTCGGTGTACTCACAGGCGTAGTAGCTCACCCAATGGTCAACGTGGCCCTTTCCGTCCGGGCCTAGCTTCATCATCTGTTGCAAGTCCGTATCCGCTTGCAGATCCTCTAGTAAACTTTTCTCGTCTTGTCTCAGAATCATTCCCTATCCTCCTAAAATGCAAAGTTAGTTCTCGGATGCCTCACCTTCACTTGCCAGTGGCCGTTGGTGTTCTCGCGCTCACAATCGCGCAGCTTACCCAATGGATCTTTCAACACTAGCCCTTCGTCCTCTGGACTGGTGATCGCATGAAACACGCTCGTCAGTTCCTTCTTGATCGTCCTGGCTAACCAGACGTTCCGCGAAGCCAAGTAGTGTGACTTCGCTTCGGCTGCGATAAACGGCTCGAACCGCTCAAACAGCACGGCCTGACGCTCCGTGAACGTCGAACCCAAGGCGTAGTGACCCTCCAATACAACGTAATCAAAGAGGTAGAGCCGGTTCCGAATATCCTTCACCTTGGAATGGATTAACTCCCCTATCAACACCGTCCATGTATTGCTCCCGAACATTTCCCAAAGCAATTGAACCGTGTCAGGTGGAGGCTCCCACTTCAGCGTGTCTTGGTGTCGGTTGAACCACTGGAACGACTGCTTGGGACCGATGCCGATAACAGCACAGGTCCCGTTCTTCTTGAACTGACCAACCCACCCCCGCCGTTGATACATGCGTATCAAGTCGCACGTCACCGCCGACTCTGGACGGGGGGGGAATAAATACCGCCACTCGCTGAAGTTCATGCCCTACAGGATCTCCGCGTCAAACAGAATCTTGAGAGCCTTCTTTTTCTGCTCTCCGCTGTCTTTGCAGTTCTCCAGCACGAACCGTCCGATACTCACCACGGCCAGCTTGCCCAACACTTCGCGCAACTCGTCTTCCTTCTCGGCTGCGTGTGCCAACTGTGGGAGTGTCTGCTCACTCACCGCGTAGTGCTTCTCGGCGGTCTGCTTCATTACCACCGTAATGCCTTTCAGCTTCGGATGGTTCTGGATCGCTTCGGCTACCGCTCCGATGATCTTCTGGTCCTTCAGAATGTCAGGATTGATAACCAACCGCTCCGGTACGGATTCGATCTCGTCCACATGGATGCCTTTCTCGATCAGCTTGAGCGCAACTTCCTCGTCCAGCTTGGCATTGCTTCCACGTTTACGAAGACTCACCAGACCCGTAGCAATATCACCCCTAGCGGTGAAGCTGTCGGGCTTGGTTCCTGTCGCAAGGATCTGCGTCACGAACTCATCCGTAGCCAGTTCCTTGATCGCGTCTTTCATCTGCACCGATACAGACTTGATAGCCTTCTCAACGATGCCAAGTGCAGCGACAAGGTCGAAGTCAGCGAAGGGAATCACCAGTCTCTCGCCGTTCTTGCCCTTCTTTGGCTTCGGTGCGGTTTGGATCTCGGGAGCATTGAACAATGCTTCCGCTGTTACGGCCTTTGCTTTACCCATTTCCTATCCTCCTTTGTTTCCTCAACCATGCTCGTCAGGCTCCGACTAGGTTGACTCACGGAGCAAAGACCAAGGTTACCCCTTGGCCTTTTCGCTATTGCTTACCTCCTTTCAAAATACTGGCTCCCAAGGCTCCCCCGGAAGGTGCGCTCGAAAGCCGGGGTAACCGTAGTTCCACACGGCCCAATCGTGGGAGTGTTCCAAGCCCTTCTCGGTGCAGATACCGTGAACGTACTCACCCTCATCTTTGGCGACCACCCAAGTGTCAGGGTTTGGGTCACACTCGTCGTTCTCACACAGGATCGCAAACGTCCAGGGCATTTCTTTGGTGGGTTTAGGTTGCTTTTGGATCTCAAAAGTAATCTTGGTTGACATTCCCTATCCTCCTTTTCTGTTATTGTACCATGATCGTATGACCATACACACCATTAATGCACTGGATACTCGTCAATGTACGGATCTCTGTCACATTCCTTGTGATCGTTAAAGAACTGGTCAACGTCTTTCCTCTTCAGTGTCGGCCCTTCAGCCGGTGCTGATTCCTCACATTGCCAGCACACCCAATCACGATGAAGATTGCTGCGCGGGAAGGGATTCTCTAGCTTCACCCTTCCCCCTGTCCCTCCAGTTGGTCTGTAAATCATGCGCCCTCCTTCTTGGCTTGGTACTCGGCCCATGCGCCAGTCGCCACGGTGTAATCCAAATGTTGGCAACCGTTCCCCATGTTCATCTGCTCACACTTCTTTCGGCAATCGGCTTGCATCTTTCCGCATAACGCGACCTGTATCCGCGTCCGTTTGATAGGGCATCCAACATACCGGCTTGCCATCTGTTTCTCCGCGTCACTCAGCTTGTAGGCTTTCTTCTTGTTGTAGGCCATCATCTACAGGCTCCCTACCATCGTGAACTGCGGTTGAATCCTTCCAGGGTAGTCGTCCATTCCTCCACCCGCGACCAGTTCCAAGATGATCTCCTTGGCTCTGTCGTAATCGCACCAACTGAATGTAATGCTCTCAATCTGTTTCCCGTCGCGGTAGACTGCGTACTCCTGCGCTCCGTCCTCGCCAAACGCATCGTTGAAAAACAGTAGACCCTCATACTCGAAGCCACTGGACACCGTCCAGCTGTATTCGGTCAGAGCCTCCGCCAAGTCGTCAGCGGTGAGGTACTTCTTAACCTTGTAGTTTCTCTGGTAGTGAATCATTTCCCTATCCTTTCCCGACTGCTAGTACAGCCGACACGCCCCGCGACAAAGTCACGGAGCGGTGCTGCCATGCTAGACCTCGGTCCGTGCACAACTCACGCAGACTCGCTGCGCCTTGATTGCAGGCTTGAAGTTGGAGCCACACTCGTGACACCAGTAACCGCGATAAAACGGCACTCCCTGGCCTTCACCTGGACGAAACAAGGCAGACTCGGCCAGTTGGCCGGTGTTCCTCGTCTGGTCCAGTACGGGAATCTGTGTTGATGTTCCCATGTTTTCCCTATCCTTTCCGGCGGTTTACCGCCATTTGGCTACACCGTGCAGCCACCACGCCCCGCGACTGGTCACGAAGCGGTGTTGCGTCACGGTTTGGGTTGGCATATCTGTTCGACTGCTTCGAGCGGTGTCACGCCTTGCAGGTAGTAAAACAGAGCGGTGTCCCAATCCTGCCTTCCAGCTGTCTCGGGTTTCCGCTCGATCATCAGAGTATCGTACCGACTCATCCAAGCCTGACGTTTCCGCTGTTCGCGTTTGCTTAATTGTCTCATCCCTATCCCTTCCTGACTGCGTTAGTGCAGCCACACCCCCCCGCGACGAAGTCACGAAGCGGTGTTGCCACGCTAGGAGATTGCTTCCAACTGGTGTTGATCCACAATCACTGGATAGCCTAGCCTTTTCCATCCTCTGGCAACATTCCAAACTACCTTGAGGCTTCGGCTTGAGACTCCCTCACCCAAGCGGTAACCGTTCACTGGATTCGCGGGAGTACCTGGAAACTCTGCTACCACTTTCCAAGCACAGAAATGACGTTCTTTCATGGTTATTCTTCCTCCTTATAGATCCGATGCGCGAGTCGTTCGCGGAGATCCATAGGGACATACCGAACTATCAGACGCGGAGTATTTACAGCCCTCGCTGCGTGTGCCATATCCCTCTGGTAATCGCTGTCCCACTTCCTGCCGACTCCATAGCCTTCGATGTTGAAGTTGATCCTATCGTGCATCCCTTCCTCAAACTCGCGCAGGATTCTCTCGCGTGTTGTCGGTGACCATCCACCAAGGCCGTGATCGTATTCCGTGCCAACTGGTGCAGCCTTGCAATCCTTCCAGGCTTTGACGTACTGGCCGACGCTCAATGTTTTGGTACTAGCTGGTAGGTGGATAACGTGCATCATTCTCCTCCCTTCCAGTGGTCGCTATTGGCCGAAGTCTTGAACACTCTGCAAGGGATCATGGCATTGATTCCATTGTGGGCTCTGCGGTAATCACGGTGGAAGAACCAGACCGATCCTAACCGCTGCTCTCCGGTGTCTTCCAGTTGATCGTGTTGGATGCACGGCTGCAATCCTCCGGAGTAACTCAGGTAACCGTCACCGAAGTAAAAGCTACCGCCGATGGGACTGGTCTGGATTCCCATACCATCCTCCTTCCCCCAATCGTGTGAGAATCGGTGTGTGACGCCATCGGCAAACTCGATATAATCCCCCACCCTTGCGCCTTCTCTTTTGTCCCAACTGTAGACACGTTGGGTTAAGATATCGTGGTCTTGGTCGTCAGGTGTGATGTGTTGACCGCTTACAAAGTTCGCTATCATACTCTGCTCCCTTCCATGAATGACTCCCAGTTGTTCTCTCGCTGTTTCTTTTCCCATCGGTCAACGATGTAGAGGCCCAACTGTTGCGCGTTCGACTTCGGTACGTCATAGGTGTAGCGTTGGACACGTCTTGGCTTTCTTCCGCGTGTCACGATTGAGTAGCGGTCACTGTTTAACCATTGACGCAAGACCCAAAGGAATAAATGACCGATGACATTGTTGGGGATCTTGGCAAACTGGATTGCTGGTGCTTTCTTCATACTTTGCTCCCTTCCTGTCGGATGTTCTCAAGAGTCTGGGCAGCCCATTGCAGTCCAGTTGCTACCGCCTGAAGTTCGTCTTCAGTCAGTCTGCCCAACTTGGCAAAGGTGTATGTCCCGTTCTTGGTGTTCCGTTCTCTCTTGATTTGTACCTTTGGCGCAGAGCCGTTGTACTGGTAGATTGCTACCGTCAACCTTTGCCCTCCGTCTGAGAAGACTTCCTTCGATGCGAGTTTTGAGTCTAGGCTTTCGTTATACATGGATTCCCTATCCTTCTCCCTACCTTGCAGCCGCGTCCGTGTCCAGGCAGAGGAAAACACGAACCGGGGGGGGGGAGATTATTCCCCTAATCCCATGGTGTAGATGTGGTCAGCGATGGCATCCCAATGGCTCTCAACTTGGTGCGGAGCATACTGAGAGAAGATATCAATCTCCTCCTCGGTGACTGGCTCGGCTTTGATCGCCTGGGTGATTCGCTCGGAGTGGAGTGTTGAAACTTGAGGGTCTTTTGGTGTTCTCATATTTCCCTATCCTTTCTTTCTATTATCTTACCATGATCGTATGACCATGGTCAACTACCGAATCACTGGCCGCTCGATTTTGTTCGAGTGTGTCCCGCAAACCCTTGAGAATATGCAGCCCACAAGCCAGTGATACCAGTGGTCGAAACCTGGAAAACAGCTGTCCCGTAGTCAGGAGTATGCGGGACACCGATTTGACGAATGGATGCGACGAGGATGGCCGTGACGAGGTTTTCTCGCATAGGTCAAGGGGATAGTATAGGATGGTTCACGCTCAAACGAAACGGACTGGCTGGTGACGCGGTGTGCATTTGTCGGCTGCTCACCCATCGGCCAGTCCACCAGACCAGACCCACCAGACCAGACCCGGCCAGACCAGACCCGGACCGGCCAGACCAGACCGAAGATGAAGGAAGGGAGCGGGGTAAAGAAAGGAAGGAAGTCAGGGAAACCTCCAGCGGACCCGGAGTCCCTTGCCCGTTGTTGTATGCTTACCCTATAACCACGGTTCAGTAATTTTTTTCTTTTCTTTCCTGTTTATACCTACACATACACACATTGACGTGTTAGACTCTTTCTGCGCTTCGGTGGGTGTGTGCTTGGCTCCGAGCCTGAAAGGGAAACTGCGTGAGTTATAAGAACACCTACTTCGCCCTGGTCGTCTGCTGCGCTCTTTGACAGGGTGCTTCGAAAGGATCGGCCAGGATGGATGGGGGGGTTCACCATTCAGACGGCGAGAAGGTGAACGGCTGCGCGTAAGCGAAGCGGGGAATACATGCTCTCCGCTCCCTCCGTATTATTAATCCATTGGTGGCTCTTATGAGTTTCTTGGAGGAGAGGTTTCTAGGGGGACTAGATGCGAAAGGTCAAGGAGGCCGAAATCCGTGAAATTCAGCGTGAGCTGGTAAAAGCAGAAGACAACTTCAGGAAGGCGACGGTGTTCCTGGGCCACGCGCGGGAGCTGTTGTCAAAGGTGACCGCCGGGAGTGTTAGAGCGGCTTCTGACACGGGGAATGTTAGGTGCTACTAACACGGGGAATGTTAGCATACGCAGCGCAGATTTTTGGGGCCATCTTCTAACGGCTAGGAAACCGGGTTTTCACTCCGGTAACGTGGGTTCGATTCCCTCTGGCCCTGCCATTTCAGGTCGAGTGTCCATAGCCCGGCAACGGGACGCGAAAGCGGCAGGTTGTCCTGCATGGGGGATAGGGGGGGTGACAGAGTATAAGTTCGCCCTGGTCGGGAAATGGGTGCTAGCACCTTTCGGCTGGTCCCGAAAGGAAACGGTCAGGGCGATAAAGTTCGTCCTGGGCCACGCGCGGGTTCAACCCACCATACCCCTCAATGTGGGCGTGGCCGGGGCGATTCAGTTTGGGAATGTTAGTTCAACACTGCTTTTGACCGGGATAGGGGAATGAACCTTCACATCTGCGCGCCACAACCCGACATAGTTTTGATTCAGTGGAATCCCTGCTCGACCTGCGAGCGGCGATCACCGATGGTGCTGGCTCATTATCCGTGGTACGGGGCTGACTGGACCTGTTTACGCTGCGGGGAGCGGTGGACGGATGGGGAAAGGTGTGAGAGGCCGTTCGCACCAGCCTGGAGAAAGAAGAACATTGAGGCAGCGAAGAAACTCTGGAGGAGGTTCCATGGCAGACAATCTTGAGTATGGGACCGTCACCGATCTGGAATCCCACAAGGCGCGTCATGTGTTTTTACACCGGATGCTGGATGAACTTCTGGGAGACTGGATCACGCACACCGGGGGGCTTCCTTCGGAATGCGAAATGGACGAATTTATGAAGTGGGCTAACGAGCAGAGGACGAACCCGACAGGACCGCACGAATGACAGGCTTTGTGTATTCGAATGCCGAAGCAGAGGGGGCCATGCCGAACGGGACGCTGGTCGAGAAGCAAAATTCTGAAGCGAAAGACGGTCACCCGGATGGAGAGCGAGGAAAGATCGTGGGAAGTATGGGACCGCTCGATGAGCCAGTCATGGGCTGTCGGTACGGTTATTTTGTCATGTGGGATGGAACGCCAGGAGTTCCGGTGTTCACGATGGAGAGCAAAGTAAAGGAGTGCGAATGTACCTGAACGTGGTTTATGAGAGTGGGGTGTGCAAGAAGATTCGACTGGAACTACCAGTGGAAGTGACGGAGGGGAAGAACCAGGACAAGATCAAATGCGCCAACGGAACCGAATATTTTTTCACCAAGGAAGGGTACTATGACGGGTGGGGTCGCCCAATGTCGGGGGATCCGGACAAGCTCGAAGTAATTGACCCATAGGCATTGGAGGAAAAAATGACATTGAAAGACAGATTGAATCTCTTGGTGGAGAAAGGTGGTGGAGGGACAAGGAATGAGTTGATGGTGGAACAGATACTCCAGCTCGAGCGGCTGAATGAGAATCTGGAGCGGGGGATCGTCACTTTCAATGGGGGGGACGCTGAAGACGTGGAGGAAGACGAGGAAGAGTGAAAGTCGCTTACCTGGAAGATCTGGAGGACGCAGCTGCCCGGGGCTGTCAATCCCCTGGCTGCAATCACAAACACGCTGGCCCTCTGTACCTTCATGCACACTGCCACGACTACGAAGGTCTATCCATCAGCTTTGAGTACGGCAGTGAGCATCTTGTCGTCGCTTGCTCCAGGTGTCAGCAAGAAGTGATCCGGATTCAGATTGAATCGAAGGGGAGAGGGGAATGTTAGCTGCCAGCCTCGTTATCACATAATTGTTATATTTTCTGGTGAAAGCGGGTGAAATCCGGAGATACAGGGAGAATACGGGTGAAAATCACTAAAAGGCTGCTGAAATTGCACAAAAGAACCAAATGGAGTTGGGAGAGGATGTGCCGGGAAATGCACCGCGTCCAGGGCGAGGAGGGACCGTCGCACACGACTCTCTTTCGCTATGCCAGAGCCAAGGTCGCTCGGCCGAACAAACTCACTCTGAAGTATATCGAGACCGCGATTGACCTGATTGAGATTGAATTGGTGAAGAAGGAGGTCGGATGAATTTACCCAAAGCCATGACGACCGACGAGTGCTACAAGCCTTCCCTGGAGATAACCGATCCTGACAAGGCCAAGGAATATCTGGAAGCTCTCATCGAAAGAAGCATGAAGTATTTCGACAACAGCCGAGAGGAAGCGGAGCGCATCGAGAAAGGGAACCTGGGGTATTACTGTGGCTACTACGGAACGGAAGCCATGATCCGGGTCCACAAACTGTTCGACTGTGAGCACGAAATATTCGGTAAAGTGGAATCGGCTGACGATTTACCATCAGATGAAGAGATTTTTGAAATGGGTAGGAAGTGGGCCGAGGCAAAAGGGTTATAATGGAAATAGCAACCAGGTGCTTGCGGGGATGGCTGGCAATAACCGAAGGGGAATCGCCAGCTGCTCTAAACAGGGTGATGCTCCCTGACTCCTATCCTTCTCGCTGGTTTACCTCAGTACAGACGCCTGTACCATGAACCTGAAAGACCTCCTTCCAAGCGACGACCTGGATGAGCTGTTCACGCTCATGGATTCAAAGGACCATTGGCTCCTTCTGATCGTTGATTTTCTACCTGTCGCAGCGATCATAAGCGCATTATCCAGATTGATGCTTCACCCGCCCAAGTCCTTCCGTGTCTCAGGACTCCCGCCAGTGATCGCCCTTCCCAAAAAAGACGTATCCACGAAGGTCCTGGCCTCGATCATGAGTACGGCAGCGGGGGGGCCGATTCCGGAAGAAACTATCCAGCGAATGATTGGGGACCGGAGCGTGATCCTGTGCGCGGAGCCCAAGTCGCTGGAGTTGGGCCTTGAAGCCATGGAAAGGTTCATGGTCCTTCACCGAGAGTGGAAGACGGAGAGGTACGGAATCCAGCTGTTCTTCATCACCAACCGGCTCTACAAGGAAGATTACGAATCGGCCATTGATTTTTTGGCTTGGCTGCTGGCCGGCGTGGTCTCTTACACGACCTTTAACGAAAAGAAAACAGATGTGGAGATCGTGACAAGCCTTGCCGAACAGATCTGGACCGGGGCCACTGGAGGAGGTAAAGAGAAGGCAGATAGGACTGCCAAGGCTCTCAAAGAATCGAGTCCCCACATGGAAGAATCCCTTAAAATCCTGGATGGCGTGGCGAGGGACCTGGAGAACAAGGATCGGGCCATCTGCATCTTGCACCAATGGATGAGGGCCAACGTGCTACCCTCAGAGTGCGCAGAGTGGGCTGCATCGAACATGGGGCTGTTGCTGGCGCTGCTTGGAGGCGATTTCAACGGACATATCGCGGAGATCTCCGAAAAGATACTGGTCCGGATCCGGGACAGAACTTTTGCGACGAACCTTTGGGTGAGGCAGCGGTCCTCAGTTCCCCTTGAGAAATTGGGTAGACCCCTTGACGAGCGTCAGAAAATAGAACCAGACAAAGATTAACCACCAAAAAGGAGGTAAATCATGGAGGGACTTTTTAAATGGATCGCAGCCAGGCTGAAGGAGCCAAGCAGCTACCAAGGCATTGCGACCATCCTCACGGCAGCCGGGATCTTTCTATCCCCTGAACTGTGGCTTGGGATCGGTACAGCTGGTGCTGCGATTATCGGTCTCATTCAGCTGATCAAGAAAGAACTGCAACCGCCAGCTCCCCCGACCACCGGAACGGCGGGTTCCACGCGACCAGCTGGCCCAGGAGGGACCGTATGAGGAAGCTATTCCTTCTGCTTTTCTTTATAAGCTGTCCAGCGTTTGGACAAGGGCAACAGATTCAATTTCCCGCTCCGCTCTTTTGGGACGCGAACACAGATGGGGTGACAGTAGAGTATGGGGCCTACAGTTCCTCTACCTCATGCACGGACCCGAATCCGAGTCCAGCAAACTGCGTCGCCTTCACCAAGGTAGCGACGGTTTCCCACACTCCGCTCACCGTTTGTACGCCCGACTGTATAACCTGGACCGATCCAGGTCCGGTCGTGTTCGATCAGAGCACGTTCTATCGGATTACAGCGTTGAACGGGAGTGGTGGTGAAAGCGCGTTCTCGGATGAACTTGAGCTCATCTGGCTGGAACCGACACCTGATGTTCCGGGTAAACCTAGAACAACCACCACGCTCACTTTCATTATTCGAGAGAACGGGCCACAGGTGGATGAGGTCGTTGGGAAATTCGTCAGTGGTTTGAGAACATCGCCCTAGCTGTCAATTATAATTGACAGCGCCCAATGGGGGGTCCTCGACTAACTGGCACAAGTCGCCCGACGCTCAATCTGGAAACGCGGGTTCAATTCCCGCCATGGCCTCCCTCTTAAATTCTTTTAACGACATACACACCCGTCTGTGCTAGTATCCCCGGTGGGAAGTCTACTCACGGTTCATGTTCACGCAGACCGTGTGTCCGGGACTTCACAGGTAGGGGAGTCGTCGGGGGTGAGAGTCTGGCGGCTCCCCGAATAACGCTAAAACCGTTCAATGGGAATGTTAGTCGGTAAGCTA